CGGGTTCTCCAGTGAAGTCCGACGTATCGGTTTCCTGAAGTCCCGCAGCGAGTGCTTCTGCGGCTGCGTCTCTTGTTGCTGAATCGATGTTCTCGATTTCTGCCATGCGGAGTTGGTCTCCTTAGTCATCGAGGGGACTGAGTTCGATGAATTCTCCATCGATTGGCTCGTTCCCACTCTCAATTTGATTCGCTCGTACCTTCGCTGATTCCACCACTCCCTGAGTTGCCCCCGCAAAGAGTTCGCGGATCTCCTCAGGCGAAGGAAGCTGGAACGTATGCTCCACCTTCGAGGTTGGAATGTTCTGGTACGCTCGGATCTTGTCCGTTAGAATGCCGATAGCGGTGTTGATGTCTCTTGCTGAGACGTCCCCCGAGTCAATGAGTCCTTCGAGCTTGATAAGCAGCTTATCGCGGATGCGAATAGCTGTACCAAGGAAGTCCTCAGCGGCATCGGGTACCCCTACCGCAACGGTGGGAGGAACGCCTTCCCTTTCCCACTCGCGCTTCCAACGTCCTACTGTTGGGTGGGGCATGCCAAGCGCCCTTGCGGTACGCTTGACATTACCTCCATTGACCGTCAACTCCGCAAATACTGCGGCACGGTCTTTATCAGAATACGTCCTCCTACCCATTACTTAGCCTTAGGCTTGGGCTTGAAGTCCGACTGAGCAGCCTTCTTCTCCGCCAGAGCTACCTTAGCCGCCTGCTCGCGCATCTTCAGCTGGTGAGCTTCTTCTGCGTGTGCTGCGGACTGTAGGGAACTGACCTGACTTTGAGCTTGGCTGGTCTGCTGACTATCGTGCGATTGCTGCTTCTGAACAGCTGCCTGCTTGGCTGCCGTGTCTGCGGCAGTAGCTTCGAGCATGATCTTGGCAGACTGGGACAGGTTGTTTGCTTCCTGTCCCGGACCCGTTGCATCTGCATCTGGCTTGTCCACAGAGTCGGAGATCCATGTCTCCAACGGTGGCTCCGACATCTCCTCTGGTGTGACGTCCACACCGGCCTTCTGGAGAATATCCGAAGCTGCTGTAGGACCAAGCGTACCCTTGAGCTGGAGGCTCGGGCGCACGGCCTGATACTCGAGCTGTGGTGGGATGCTGCGGATGGCCTGCTGAGTCTGCATGAAGTGGTCAACCATCTGTGCCTTGTATTCGTCAGGCATAGACTCGAACTCGACCGACTTCATCCAGAGTGCATGGACATCCATGTGGGCCTGGAGGTTTTCGTATGGGAGCGGAGACATACCAGCATGTTGGACGTAGGCCTGAAGCTGCTGGGGATCCTGAATAGGCTGCCCCTGCTCGTCAAGAGCCTGTCCTGACTGTGCCTGCTGCTGAGCCTGCTGGAACGCTGCCATGTTGAATGGCTTGCCCTCCAGGAGTCTCTCGTGCTCCCTAAGCGCCTGATCTTCGTCGGCCCGGAATGCTGCGGACAGCCCTTCCAGGTCAGCGATGTCGAGGTACTTATGCGCCTTATCAGGGGAGATGATGCCTTCCTTGATGTACTCCATGATCCTGGCCTGTTTTCCTGCGCGCGTGCGCGGGAGAGCCGATCCCACTTCGACATTCACGGTGACACCACCCTGGATATCGGCCTGCGTGAATCGCTTAACTTGCGACTTCCCGCCAGATCCAATAACCTTCATCAGGCGTGGTTCCTTGTAGTAGGCTTGTGCGTACTCCAGCATCAACTGACCGGCCCTAGCAAGAGCAAGCTCATGGAGCTTGATTGTCGGGGCTAGTCGGTCAGTTGCCATCTCCTGGAGTAGGTCAATAGCAATGCCCGCCTCAACGTTGGGCGGCACCGTACCTTCGGTAACCTCTGTAAGGCCGAAGACCTCGCGTAGCCCGTTGCGTATGCCAGTGAGATGATCAAACACATATGGGGGCATCGAGGGGAGTTTCTCAATCTCCGGGCGATGATCTCCCACGGGGTTGTATTCATACACTGCTCCTGGTTCGGAGGTGAGACGCTGGCCGTCCAGGGACCCTACGGGTGCCCAGACACGAGGTTTGATGGTGAGGTTCTTGTACTCCACGATCTGCGAGAGGGTCCGGTTAAGCTCCTTCTGGAGCGGGATGGCCTGCTCGATGACCGAAGAGTCGTACATCAGTCCGGGGACACGTACCCCGGCGAACTTGACGAACGGAAGGGTGTTGGAGGGAAGCGTCCAGGGGCCTTCGCGGACGATCTTCTTGTCGATCCAGTACACGATGCGCCCGTTAGGGAGCGACGGCTGGGGCAAGAAGTAGCCCATGTTGACGGCCTTGACGTTGGCCTCCGCACGGTTCGCGTCGTTGTCGAAGGGGAGGGCCACCTCTGGTGCAGAGGAGACAGCATCCGCCTTGACATCAAACTTGAACTCGGTCTTGATGTCTTCCGGCGTCATGTAGTGTACGCAGATTGCATACCGGGCGTCCTCGTAGTTGTTCACCGAGTCGTCCCAGTAGATGTCGAACGGAGAGATCGCCTCTACCTTGATATCGCCCAGGTAGACGACCTTCTCCTGTGGCTCGATACCCTGAGCCTGAAGCTGTGCCCGAAAGATGTCCTTGATGGAATCATCGGTGATAGGCTTGCCGGACGGGTCCATGAGGAACCGCATCGACTTGCCTGCGTGGGCATCCCAGGACACCTTCCAGTATCCTTGACCCGCGATGAGTGACCAGAGAAGAGCTTCCTCCAGCTTATCGTCGAGGTAGAACTCCCGCCAGAAATGCTCGAGGAGCTTCTCTGACATCTGCGCCGCCTTGATGTCATTGTCTCCACCAGAGGCGGGTGTCGCTGACACGACGGGCTTAGTCTTCGTGAACTTGGAAAGAAGGGACTGTGCTCCGCTAACGATCTGGTTGCTGACCATACGTACCCGGTAGCGCGGCTTCTCGCCATCCTCCACGGGGAGGGACTCGATACGACGTGTGCTTTTGTTGAAGTAGGTGTACTGCTTGCCCTTGTAGAAAGCCATGTTCAGCTTCCACTGGGCCTCTAAGCTCAACCTAGCACGCTTGAGGGCGCTCAGCTTTGCGTCTAGCTCTGCACCAGACAGGAGCTTGTTGATGGGTTTGACTGCGTTATTGGTCGAATCCATCGTGGTTACGCTCGGCTGCGCCATTCATCCCTCCTTAGTACGTTAGGGACGAGATCCCGATGGACTCATCCATGAACACTTCTGAATTGTCGAACTCTAGCTCCTTGAGGATGTCCTCGGCAATCGCTGGATCGAGGATCTCCGTGGCAACCTGCCATGCAACGTCTTCCTCCTCCTCCGTCATGTAGAGCGGAGTCGGGGAGAACGCAGCAGGCTTCGGTCGGAGCCGTGCTTCTAGGTCTCTAATCTTCTCGGTTTTGTCCATCAGAAGCATGATGGCCGCACGATAGTCGGATGAAGTGCGCTTCAACTCAGTCTGCGTAGCGATTAGGGCCACGAGTGCCCCCGCAAATTGGGAGCGCACATCAGCCAACTCTCGCCGGGACTTTCGCCCCAGCAAGTCCATTACGTACTCACCGCCGTGAGTTCCTTCGCAAAGGTCGAGAGCTTCTTCTTAAGCTCCGCAATCTTCGCCCGGTACGTAACATTGTCCTTCTCGAGCTGTTCAATGCGGTCAGCCGAGGCCAGACCGACACAAGCGCCCAGCTCAACAACGCACGATTCACAGACGTACTTGCGCCCTGCGAGAGGTGTGAAGTGATTCCCAAGCTCATAGTTGCGGAGCGTATCCACAACCGGCGTGCCTTCCTGCTTGAATTCCTCACAGATGAAGCACACATTCGGATTGAGCAGTTGACCTGCTTTAACAAGCTGCATTCTTTCTCCTTTGGTTACCAATCAGCGCCGAGAAATTGATCGACACCCTGCTGATCCTCATTCCTGGACGGGTGGTTCGCTGCTGCGAGTCTCGCCCAGTCCGACGCAGTGGATGCTCCATAGGCCGGAAGTTGAGGGGCTACGTCTGGTTTCCTACCGGGGAGAACGACGCCTGCAACACGCAGGGTGATCTCCATTGAGTCCAAACAGTCATCGTTTGGATTACTGAGAGCGGAGTCGTAGTCAACCCACTCATTGATGAAATCCTGGTGATCCTTGCGGATCTTCACGCGCCCGATCTTGAAGAGCGGGGACATGGACAGGATGCGGTGTTCCTTCTTGCCTTTGGTGAACATAGGGACGATGGGTGGGAGTCCTTCCAGCCGTAGCGTCTGCTGGATCAGAGCCTCCTGGTACGCCACCTTCTCGATGCCGATGTAATGTGGGCGATAGCGTTGGAACCACGAAGCGATCAGATCGATCTGCTCCGGGAACGGTATGCGACCTGCCCATTGATCGAGCAGGTAGGCCTGATGTCGGTCTTTTGTCACGCCCAGGGCCGTAATCACGAATCGATCCGCCCTGTCATTCAGCGAGATCGCGGGGTCCACTCCGACATAGACGTTCATGTCGTAGCTGCCGTCAGGCAGCAGAAGATGCTCAATGTCGGACTGGTCGTAATAGTGGAGCCACTCCCCAGACAGTTCCTTGCCCGCCATGGAGTCAAACGCGGCCATGTACTCCTGCTTGAACAGCATGGGGTGCATGTTATCCCGCGCATAGGCCCACTCTTCCGCAGGGAAGTAGGGGTTGTCTACCGAGCGGTACTCGACCCGCCCCGTATTGGAGTCGTTGCGGGACGCATCTGACCAGAACTCGTTGTAGAACCAGTTCTTTCCATCTGGCGTCGTAGTTGTGCATACGATTCCGAGCTTGTTAGAAAGGGCCGGTCGGACGACTTCCCAGGCTCGAGACTGAGTGATGAAGGCTGCCTCGTCAATCCAAAGGATATCCAGACCCGCTCCTCGGAGGGATTCAGGGTCATCTGCGGTCTTGAACTGGAGAAGAGTACCGTTCTCGAACTCGAACCATCTGTTTCCACGATTCTCCTTGTACTCCTTGCCGTGTGTGAGACCGGCTTTTTCAAGCACTTCCCGGATAGCCAGGAGTGCCGCCATCCCCACAGGGTAGTCTTTGGTGACTACCCAGATGTGGAGTGGCGTCTTATCGTTCGTTCCATGCACGTCCATATGGAACGCCTCTGGGTGGAGAGCGTAGAACAGCACGTCCCAGGCAGCCGAGAGCGTCTTGCCGCCCCGTCGCCCCGCAACTAGATGGCGGAAGCGCGTCAATCGGTCGTTATCTGGGTTGGTGTTCGCGTGAAAGAGTACCTGCCAGTAGTGAGGCCGGTATCCACACTGCTCGAACCAGAGGAACTTAAGAGGGTACTTGACCCGCATTTCCAGCAGTGATTCGTCCGTTTCGGTGACTCCAGCACTATAGTGGAAATCGGGCATGTAACCTCCTTACTTGCCGAGGATCAGAACGCGGTTGATCACGGTGGAGAGGTTCGTGGTGTTAGCCACTTCAGCCTCAAACTCCGTGGCCGAGGCGACAGAACCGTAAGCCTGGAGCTTCTGGTTCACATCGTCATAGGAAAGACCAACGCGTCGGGTGATGGGGGTTGATGCAACTGCGGGTCCAAGATCGATAACAGCGATGATGTCCGAGAGCTGCACGTCAGCCGGGGTAAGGGACTCCCCCGCTGTGGGATACGAAGAATCGAAGGTGATAACGCGGATCTGGTACTTCAGATCCCCAATAACCCCATGCTTCTCCGGGTCTGCGATTGAAAGAGCCACTTAGGCCTCCATGATTGTGTAGGTACCTAGCCACTTCTCGAGCTTGGTACGATTAGCCTTGATCTCCTGATCGCGGCATTCGTGTGGGGCTTGGGGGTTGAAGTAGCGTTG